GCCAGTCAAGCCCCAAAGGTGGACGTAAATGACAACCGAAATTTTAAATAAACATCCCGAATACGACGAAAACGTCACCAATTGGGAATTCTTTTTGCGCTCTTACATGGGCGGGGAAGAATATAAGGGTGGCGAATACCTTACAAAATACGTCAACGAAGACAAGAAAGATTATCAGCGTCGCATTGATTTGACGCCTGTGGATAACCACTGCAAGAACATTGTTCACATTTACAGTTCGTATCTGTGGCGCGTTCCTCCAGTTCGCAACTTCAATGCTTTGGCGAACAATCCTGCGCTTGAGCCGTTTCTCAAAGATGCAGACCTTGATGGGAAATCGTTTGATTCGTTCATGAAGGAAAGCCAGATCTGGTCAAGTGTTTACGGGCACTGCTGGATTATTCTTGACAAGCCCAAATCAAACGCTGGCACTCGCGCTGAAGAACTAGCCCAAGGCTTGCGGCCATACGCTAACCTGTTCACACCTGAGAATGTCTTTGATTGGCTCTGGGAGCGTGATGCTTCTGGGCGGTTCACGTTGCGCTATCTCAAGGTTCGTGAGCAGATCATTCGCCAGAACGCCACCGATACAGATCAATACTTCCGCGAGTGGACACCTGAAGAAATCCGCTACACAGTGGTCAAAGATGACGTTGAGGAACTAATTGAGGTGATGCCTAACCCGATTGGCGTCATTCCTGCGGTCTATGTGCCTGCTGCCCGTTCGGTAGTGCGTGGCATCGGCATTTCCGACTTGACCGATATTGCGACCATGCAGCGGTCAATTTACCAAGAGTTGTCGGAAATTGAACAATTGATTCGTATCAGCAATCACCCGACTCTAGTCAAGACGACCGGAACAGATGCAAGCGCAGGCGCTGGTTCTGTGGTCAACATGCCTGATGACCTTGACCCGAACCTGAAGCCGTACCAGATTCAACCTGACGGCGGCAACCTAGACGCGATTAGAGCCAGCATCACGGACAAAGTGGCCTCAATCAATCGAATGGCTCACTTGGGCGCAATCCGTGGCACTGAGGCCGTTCAAGCATCTGGTATTGCCTTGCAAACTGAATTCCAACTGTTGAACGCGAAGCTGGCTGAGAAGGCTGATTTGCTTGAATTGGCCGAGGAACAGTTGTGGGGCTTTTTCTGCCGCTGGCAAGGCGTAACGCCTGATGTTGAAGTGTTCTACCCTGATAGCTTTGATATTCGCGACTATCCGCAAGAGTTGAGTTTCTTGCAAAGCGTAAAAGCCGCTGGTGTTCGCTCTAAAACGCTCCAGGTTGAAGTTGATAAACAAATCGCAGACTTGGTGCTTGATGATGAGCAATTGAAGCAGGCTTACTCTGAGATTGAATCAAGTACGGTTGTTATTGGTCAATTCTGATGGCTGCTGATACAGATCACGCACGTTTTATTGAGCGTCTAGGCGATGCACACGAGCAGCGCGTGATTGATGCTTTGCAGGCGCTTGAAGACCGCATTACAGCGTTAATGTCTGCTGCGCCATTGCAAGATGGCAATCTGTTTGATTTAGAGTGGGCTTTGGCTGCTAGGCGTGATATTCTGCAATCAATCACTGATGAATATTTGTCAATCATCAATGAAAATGTTACTCAGTACAGGGAAGCGGCTGATTCTGCTGCAAAGATGATTGCCACTTATACTGAATTTGTTGGTGTAGCGCCTGAAGTATTGACCGCACTTCAAAGGCAGTCATTTCAAGGTTTTGAAGACATTGCGAATACATTTTTGAATGATATTTCAAATGAAATCTATCAAAACACATTGGCAGGGCGGCCAGTATCCGAGTCAATCAAAACCATCCGACAAAAAATCAATGGTGTCTATGCTGCGTCAGATCAAGTGGAGATTCAGCGTCTGGTGGACATTGCAAACGCTGGCGGCAAAGGTGCAGATGAAGCGATTAAAAAACTTCATTCTGTGTATGCTGCGGATAAGGTTGGCAACAACATGCGACGTTACGCGACTCAGCAGGTTCATGACTCGCTTATGCAATTCGATGCAAGCATCACTGTACAAGCTGGAAAAGAGACGGGCGCTGAGAAGTGGAAGTATTATGGGTCAGTGATTCGTGACTCGCGGCCATTCTGTCAGAAACACGCTGGCAAGGTATACACTGAAGAAGAAATTAGGAACATTTGGCAAGGCGACTGGAAAGGCAAAGCCCCAGGCGACCCTTTCATTGTTCGTGGTGGTTACAATTGCCGCCATCATTTCCGACCTTATTATTCAGAATGATTTTTTCAACTACTCGAAAGAGGTGCTAACGTGAGCGAAAACACGGAAGATCAAGTTCAAGATCAAAACACGGACGACAGCAGCACGGAAAATGCAGCAAAGACTTTTACGCAAGAGGAAGTCAATCAAATCCTTGAGCAGCGCCTAGCACGGGAGCGAAAGCGATTTGAAAAGCAAACCGCAGGCATTGATTTGGATGAGGCCAAACGTGCGCTTGAAGAAAAGCAAAACGCAGAATTGGAAGCAGCTAAACAGCGAGGCGAGTTTGAAAAGGTACTGAAGGAAACCGTAGGCAAGAAAGATCAAACGATTCAATCTTTGCAAGAACGGTTACATCAAATTCAAGTTGACGGCGCATTGCTTAATGCGGCATCGTCACAAAGCGCAGTTTCACCTGAGCAAGTTTCTGCATTGTTGCGTAATAACATCCGATTGGGTGATGACGGAAATGTAGAGGTTCTTGATAAGTCTGGAACTGTTCGTTACAATGACAAAGGCGAATTACTCAGTGTGAATGAGTTAATGAGCGAATTTCTTACTGCAAACCCGCATTTTGTTCGTGCAACCCCTGGTGGTTCGGGCAGTACGGGCGGCGCAGGTGGCTCTACACAGAAGCCTATGTCTGTGGCTGCGATGCTTGAGAATTGGGATTCTGGCGGGCGTGAAGCCTATGCAGCCCAGCGCAAGCGGAAATAATTTCGTTTTCTTTTTCTGTAATTGGAGTTAATCATGGCCGCTACGACCACCACCACCCTTGACGACCTGTTTGTCAATATCGTTGCTCAAGCCCGTTTCACGGCTGAAGAGCAATCCCTGATGCGTAACTTGGTGACGATGTATAACATCGAAGCCCAAGCCGGTACGACCATTCAGGTTCCCAAGTATCCTGCCATCAGTGCTGCCGCCCTGACCGAAGGCACGGATATGTCGAGCACTACGGTTTCGACCTCTAGCGTTAGTATTGCTGTTGGCGAAGTTGGCGCACAAGTGCTGCTGACCGACATGGCTGCTATGGGCGCTGGCGACCCTGCTAGTGAGTTGGGCACTGTGTTGGGTAACGCTATTGCTACCAAGATGGACAAGGACTTGATCGCCTTGTTTGATGGCTTTGGCACCTCGCTGGGCGCTACGACCGTTGAAATGACCGCTGCTTACTTGTTCCAAGCCGCCGCTACGCTGCGCGCCAACAAGGCTCCTGGTCGTTTGGTTGCCGTGCTGCATCCGTACCAAACCTACGCGCTGAAGGCAAACCTGACCAACACGTTCGCTAACCCGAACGGCGGCGATTTGCAAAATGAAGCAATGCGTAACGGCTATGTCGGCACTATCGCTGGCATTGATGTGTTTGAGTCGGCAAACATCACGGTTGATGGTTTTGGCGATGCCAAGGGCGCTGTGTTTGCGCCTGAAGCCTTGGCCTTGGCCATGAAGCGTGACTTCCGCATCGAGCCTCAGCGTGACGCATCGAACCGCGCTTGGGAGTTGAACGCCACCGCTATCTACGGCGTTGGCGAGTTGGACGACTCCTACGGCGTTGAGATGTACTTCGACGCTGGCCTGTAATCAGGCTTAAAATGCCCCTGCTGCTCAAAAGGCGGTGGGGGCTTTTTTGTAAGGATTTAACATGGCATTCAGTAGCGACACCGATTTAACCGACTTGATTCCAGACATTTTGGATTTGGGCATCGCATCGTTTGCTGATTACCATGCAGACGCACAAGCAGACATTGAGCGAGACATTCGCATCAAGTGGTGGTCAAAGACTGGCTACAACGGCGAGTTGGATGCTACGTTGCTGACAAGCACTCAATGGACTAAAGCTAGTGCATATCTGGTTTTGTGGAAGTACGCGCTTCCTCAGTTGACCAACTGGATTCCAGATGACCGTTTCCAAGTGATGATGGCTGAATACAAGTCACGCTATCACGAAGAAATGGCTGCTGTGTACGCTGATGGCGTTGAGTACGACTACAACGAAGACTCAACGATTAGCGACACAGAAAAGAATGTCACAATCATTAACCGATTGGTGCGGTAATGGCAATAGGTCTTGCTGCCAGAATTGGGGCAAGCCTTGGTCGTGCGGTTATTCGCGCTGTATCAAAGCAAAAAAACTCTGGCGGTAATATATCGCCAAGTGTTTATGTTGAGATTGACGACAGAAACCTTGAGGCACTTCTTAAACGCAAGGCAAATGATATTGTCAGCGACATTGAAAAGTCTTTGTTAAAGACTGCTCAATATGGCACACAGATCATCCTTGATCGCACTGAACGAGGGATTGGCTACAAAGGCCAGTTTGAGAAATACTCGCCTGGATATGCAAAGTATCGAGCGCAAAAAGGTAGGGGCCAAACCCCAGACCTTAACTTTAGCGGTAGGATGCTATCAAGTATTCAGCAGCGCAAAGTTGGCAGAGGTGTTGCTGAAATTTATTTCGGCAGGGCAACGGAAGCAAAGAAGGCTGCATTCAACAATCAAAAGCGGCCGTTTTTTGGCTTCAATAGTTCTGAGAAAGACAAGCTGCAAAAATTCTTTAGCAGGGACTTCAAATGAGTAAGCGAGAATCCATTGCTGGCAACATTGTTACAACATTGAATGCCGTTGTTGGCATCAAAAAGGTTTCTCGTGAGCCTATTGATTTTGCCAAGTTGTCCAATGCTCAGTTTCCCGCTGTGCTGGTTCAATCGTCTTCTGAGTCGCGCACTGATGTAACCATTGGCGATGATGGCATTACCCGCGAAGGTTCAATTGATTATTTGTTGGTTGGCTATGTCAAAGGCGCGGTGATTGACACTGCCAGGAATTCATTGATTGAGTTGATTGAAGAAGCATTAGACGCAGACCGGACACGTGGCGGTTATGCTTTAGATACGCAAGTGGTGTCAGTTGAAACCGACGATGGTTCAATTGACCCGATTGGTGGGGTTCTCGTTACTGCGCGAGTTCTATATAATTTCACCCGTGGCGCTGTTTAACGCGCTGATTCTGCAAAGGAATGAATCATGGCTACTCACAAAGGCTCTGAAGGTACGGTCAAATTCTCGGCTAACGAGATTGCCGAAATCCGCAGCTGGACGATTAACGAAACCGCCGATACCCTGGAAGATACGACCATGGGGGACACGGCACGCACCTATAAGCCAAGCCTGACCTCTTGGGATGGCTCGATGGATGTGTATTGGGATGAAACCGATACTAACGGCCAAGTTGCCGCAACCATTGGCGCAGAGGTTACGCTGAACGTCTATCCTGAAGGCGACACGTCTGGCGATGCCTATTACACTGGTTCGGCCATTGTGACGGGTGTGTCGCGTACGGCATCGTTTGATGGCATGGTTGAGGCCAGCATCACGTTCCAAGGCACGGGCGCGTTGTCTGCTAGCACGGTGGTCTAATGTCATTAGGTAAACGTCTTGCGGCCAATCGGCAGGCTAAACGAAAATCTTTTGATGTAAGCGAGTGGGGCGAAGATGAAGTCCCACTGACCGTTTATTCTGGGATGCTAACTTGTGGCGATATTGACAAGTTGCAACGAAAGCATCCCAACTTCATGAGCAATCCAACTGTCGCAGCGATGGTTGATTTGATTATCATGAAGGCAGAAGACAAAGACGGCGAGAAGCTGTTTACGTTGGAAGACAAGCCAATTCTGATGCGCGAATCTGTGACTGTGGTCAGCAAAGTTGCTGGGCACATGTTCTCAACGGTTGAATCTCAAGAAGATTTGGGAAACGACTAAAGGCCGACAACATGAGGTTTAACCTCATTGCGTTGGCTGACAGGCTGCATAAGACAATTGATGAAATCGAAGAAATTTCGGTTTCTGAGTTTAACGAGTGGCTCGCTTATTTTGAATTGCGCGATGGGGTAAACAATGGCGGCAAATGATGTAAATATCAGAATCAAGGCTATTGATGACACCAAACGCGCTTTCAATAGTGTGCGTGGCAGTCTGAGTGGCTTGAAGAATGCTGTATTTAGTGTTCAAGGTGCTTTGTCTGCGCTTGCTGGCGGCGCCATTGTCAAAGGCATTGTTGACACAAACGTAGAGTTTCAAAATCTTGAGGCAAGTCTTAAGACATTTACTGGCTCTGCTGAAAACGCTCGCAAAGAGTTTGATGCTCTTTCTGCTTTTGCTGCTAGCACTCCATATGAACTTCAAGATGTTGTTAGCGCGTTTAACATCTTGGTGGCGCGAGGAATCAAGCCTTCAGAGGAAGCGCTTACGGCTTTTGGAAACATTGCAAGCGGCACAGGTAAAAGCCTAAACCAATTCATTGAAGCTGTTGCAGATGCTGCAACTGGTGAATTTGAGCGTTTAAAAGAATTTGGTATTAAAGCCAACAAAGAAGGCGATAACATTAAATTCACGTTTGGCGGCGTAACCACCAACATCAAAAACAATTCTGAGGCCATCAAAGGTTATCTTCAAGAGCTTGGCAATACTAAGTTTGCTGGGGCGATGGAAGAACAATCGAAAACGCTTGGCGGCGCTTTTAGCAACCTTAAAGATGCCATTGCAACAACTGCAAAGATAATTGGCGAGTCTGGACTTAATGATTTCATCATTGAAATAACCAGGTCGCTGACCGACTTGATTAATAAGGTCAACATTGCTATCAAAGGCAAAGGTGTTTTTGGCGCAATTAATGAATTGTTGTTTGGGACTAATCAAGAGCAAGCACTTGAGCAAGCACAACAAAATCTAGCTTCTTGGCAAACAACATTGTCTGACGCTGTTAAAGATGGCGTTGTCAAAGACCTGCCACTGATTCAGCAAGAGGTTGATAAGGCTTTTGCAGATGTTAAGCGGGCGTTTGCTGACCTTGACCGAACAACCCAGCAAACAGAGTTTTCTGTTAGCAAGATTGGCGACACTATTGACGATGTAACTGGTTCAGCAGATTCACAAACTGCCCCATTGAAACAACTTGCGACAATCACTGAAGATTATGGGCGGACTGTCGCTACGGTTTGGAGTGGTCAAGGGATTGGCAAGCGCTTGACAATGGACGAATATGTAAACGTCTTGTTAAGCAAGCAAAAAGACCTGTTACCAGAAGTTGTGAGTTCTATTGGTGTTTATGAAGAATCAGTCAAAACTCTTGGTGATTCTTTGCGTGATGTTGGCGACAATGCAATCCGCAGTGTTGAAGATGGATTAGTTGATTTAATTAGCGGCGCTAAAAGTGCATCTGATGCTTTCCGAGACATGGCATCAAGCATCATTAAAGACTTGATTCGGATGTATATTCAGTCAACCATTACAACACCAATTGCGCAAGCACTAGGTATTGGCTCGTTTGGTAGCCAATCTGCTGCGCCAATTGCAGCCGCAAACGTAAATCTTCCTGGAAAAGCAATCGGAGGCTCTGTCCAATCTGGTAGAAATTACATGGTTGGCGAGCGTGGCCCAGAGTTGTTCGTTCCGAACCAAAGCGGCGCAATTGTTCCAAATAACAAGTTGGGCGGCGGCGGTGTTGTTGTCAATCAAACAATTAATGTTTCAACGGGCGTTCAGCAAACGGTTCGTGCCGAAGTCATGTCGCTGATGCCTCAGATTGCAGGCGCTGCAAAGGCTGCTGTTGCTGACGCTAAACTTCGCGGTGGTTCTTATGCTGCCGCGTTGAGGTAATCATGGCTAACTACACTTTCCCATCCATTGGCCTTCGCTCGATGAACATCCGTGCCCGCAATGTTGTGTCGGTGTCGTCTAGCCCTTTCACTGGTCAGCAACAGGTCTACAAGCACCCTGGTCAATGGTGGGAAGCAGAAATCAGCCTGCCGCCTTTGAAGCGTGATGAGGCTGAACAAGTTGCCGCATTTCTGATTAAGCTAAACGGCCAATACAACACATTTTTGTTGGGCGACCCAGCAAATGCTTCGCCTCGTGGTGTTGGCACTGGTACGCCTGTTGTTCAGGGTGGCTCGCAGACCGGAACTAGCCTTGTTACGGATGGCTGGACAACAAGCACGACGGGTATTTTGAAGGCTGGAGATTGGATTCAACTCGGCTCAGGTTCCACCACAAGGTTACACAAAGTGTTAGATGATGTGAACTCTGATGGTTCTGGCGCTGCTACGCTGAACATCTGGCCTGCTTTGCGTTCTAGCCCTTCTGATAATGCTACTATTACAGTCAGCAGCCCCAAGGGTATTTGGCGCTTGGCATCAAACGAAGTGAACTACTCCATTGATGAAGCAAGCGTTTATGGAATCACATTTGCTTGCGTGGAGGCTCTATGAGTCGTGATCTTACGACGGCAGTCGAAAACATTGTAGATTCGGCTGAAGTTCAGCCGTTTTTGCTTTTTGAAGGTTCATTTGCTTCAGGCTATGTGCGGGCATGGTCTGGGTATGGTGACTTGTCTTGGGATAGCAAGACTTGGACAGGCACTGGTACGCTTCTTGGCATCACGAACATTCAAGAAACCTCTGATGGCTCTGCTCAGGGCATCACGGCAACCTTATCTGGTGTGCCATCGGCATTGGTGAGCCTTGCATTGTCTGATGTTAGGCAGGGCGCCTCTGGCAAGGTCTGGATGGGCTTCCTTGATAGCGGTGTTGTAAGCGACCCAGTGTTGTTGTTTGAGGGCCGCTTAGATGTGCCTTCAATTCAAGAAGAAGGGGAAACATCGTCAATCAGTATCAGTTATGAGTCTCGATTGATTGACCTTGAGCGACCAAGGCAGACACTTTACACAAACGAAGAACAGCAAGCCTTATATGCTGGTGATTTAGGTTGTGAATTTGTCCCTTCACTTCAAGACATTACTCTTGATTGGGGCAAGAAATGAGAAAAGAAGGCTGGGAGTCTGCGCTTAACAAGCATTTGGAGACTATTGGGCCTTTTGAGTGGGGCACAAACGATTGCTGCATGTTTGCTGTTGGCTGCGTAGAGGCCATCACAGGCGTTGATTACGGCAAGCCATACCGAGGCTACAAAACCAAGATTGGGGCCGCTAGACGGCTTTCTGATGGTGGTGGCGTGGAAGGCATCGCAACTGAATGTCTTGGCAAACCAAAAGAGCCAGTGAAGGCAAAGCGCGGCGATGTAGTGATGTTTGATTGCGGCGATGGAAACGCGCTGGGAGTCTGCTTAGGCGTTAAAATTGCGGCAGTAAGTGAATCTGGTTTGATGTTCGTTTCAATGAACAAAGCCATCAAAGCATGGAGCGTTTGATATGCCTCAAGTAGCAGCAGGTGCAGCAGTAGGTGCTGGTGTTTCAACTGGTGTAGCTGTTGCAACAGGAACAATTGCGGCATCTGCGGCGGCTGCATATTTTGCTCAAACATTTGTAACAACTCTTGTTCTTGGTGCTATATCTCAAGCACTTGCAGAAGAACCAGAACAAGCATCGCTACAAGGTCAAACTGTAACAAGTAGAAATCCTGTTGCGCCACACAATGTTGTTTATGGCCGTACTCGTGTTGGCGGAAATGTTGTTTACATGGCTGTGTCAGATAAAACAGTCACCAAGACAAAACAGGAATGGATTGGCGGCGAGGATGGTGAATACGTTACAGCCTCTTACGATGCTTCAGTAGCAAACGCATATCTTCATATTGTCATTGCAATTGCTGGGCATGAGATTGATGCTGTTGAACAAACATTTGCTAATGAAGAAGCACTGACGTTTGATGGGAATGGCTTTACAACATCTGATTCAACATATGGCAACAAAATCCGCTATCAAGTGTCATATGGAGATCATACGACGCAGCCATTTCCAGATTTAGTTACAGAAACATCTGATTTAGGTGATTCTGCATGGACAAATAGCCATCTTGTTCGTGGTTCTGCATTGGCATACATTCGGCTTGAATACGATGTAGACAAGTTCCCAAATGGTGTTCCAAACTTCTCGTTTAAGGTTCGAGGCAAGAAGGTTTATGACCCGCGCACATCAAGCACAGCATGGAGTGCAAATTCTGCACTTTGCTTGAATGACTACCTGACAAGCACACGCTACGGTCTTGGATGCGTTTACGCTGATGAAATTGATTCATCTGCTTTGGTTGCCGCAGCAAACGTCTGTGATGAAGATGTTGCTTTGGATGCTGGTGGCACTGAAAACCGTTATGAGTGTCACGGCGTCTTTTCTACTGGAAATACGCCATCTGACATTATCAATAGGCTTCTTTCTTCAATGGCTGGCAAGGCTGTATGGAGTCAAGGTAAGTGGAAAATCATTCCTGGTGTGTATTACACGCCTGAAATTACGTTCACTGAAGATGATTTGCGCGCAGGAATGCGTGTTCAAACTCTTGTTAGCCGCCGTGAAAGTTTTAATGCAGTCAAAGGTAAATTCTCATCTTCTGATGACAATTATGTTCTTTCCAGTTTCCCGCAGGTTGTTAGTAGTGCTGCGGTAACTGAAGATGGCGAAGAAGTCTTTAAGTCAATTGAACTGCCGTTTACAACTTCTGCAAGCATGGCGCAGAGGTTAGCTAAGATTGAGCTTCTGAAGGCACGACAGCAAATAACTCTAACTTTATCGCTGAAACTTCAAGGACTAAAGGCTGCTGTTGGTGATATTGTCAATGTCACAAACACAAGACTAGGTTGGTCTGCCAAAAAGTTTGAGGTTGTCGGACTGAATATGGTCTTGGGTGAAACGCCTGGTGTTGACCTTGATTTGCGTGAAATCAGCACAGATGTGTTTGATTGGTCTACGTCTGAAGAACAGGCATATGACCCAGCGCCGAACACTAACCTTCCAAACGCCTTCAGTGTTGATGCTCCAACAGAATTAACATTGGTTGCAAATAATGTTTTGTCTCCTGATGGCACGGCACAATCTGGTTTGTTTGTGACTTGGACAACAGTTGATAACGCATTTGTTGAGCAATACGAAGTTCAATATATTCGCGGCGCATCAAACTTTGATTGGGGTTCAATCGTTGATTCTCCAACAACATCAAACGATTTTGGCTCAATCTCTACGAGTGCTGATAGCTCTGCCGATTATGGTTCTGTGGCTGATGCTACTGCCGCAAGCGAGATTGAATATAACGCCGTTTTTGTAACGACACCATATTTCAACATTGTTCCAGCAATTGCTGGTGCTGAGTATGCGGTTCGAGTTCGTGCAATATCTGCGCTTGGTGTTCGGTCTGCTTGGATTACTTCAAACCAAATTACCTATGGAGACAGAGATGCGCCTGATGCGCCATCTGCTGTTGTTGCATATGGTGGTTATCGTCAGATTACCGTAAGCTGGATTAACACCACTGTCTCTGACTTTGATTACGTTGAAGTCTGGCGCAACAACACAAACACGACTTCAGGCGCTACCAGGGTTGCTGTTTTGCGTGGGAGCATGTTTGTTGATGCGCCATTGGCCATTAACGTGACTCGTTATTATTTCTTGAGGTCTGTTGACCGCACAGGAAATATTTCTGGCTTTACCGCTGGTGTGAGTGCCACAACCGAGTTTGTTGATTCTGATTCGTTTAGCCAAGAGGTTCTTAACCTGTTTGCTGAAGCAGGTGCTTACGGTATTGAGCCTGTCGCTACCTTGCCTGAGACTGGAGACTTTGACGGCCAGATTAAATACGACACCACAAACAACAAGTTGTGGCGTTGGGATGGCACGGCCGAGGAATGGACTGACGACATTTTCAGCATTGAGTCTGGCTCAGTTGATGAAGCATCGTTTGCAAGCGGCATTGAGCCTGTCAAGATAGTTTCTGAGCTACCAAACCCATCTGGCTACACAGGTGCCAAGGTTGTATTCCTGACGACCGATAACAAGTTGTACCGCTATGATGGCTCTGCATGGGTCACAGGCGTCTCTGCTGGCGATATTGATGGCACATTGGGTGCTGACAACTTCAGCCAGGATTTGCGCCCTGTGGAGCGTGTGAGCGCCCTTCCTGCGTCTGGCAACTTCCAAGGCCGTGTTGTTGTATTAACAACCGACAACAAGCTGTATCGTTATACGGGTACGGGGTGGACTGCTGCTGTTCCTTCAACGGATATTAGCGGTACGTTAACCGCAGCCCAAATTGCTTCTGTAACGGCTGCTCAAGTTACTGGTCAACTTACTAACGCTCAGATTGAAGAAGTTGCTGCTGCAAAGTTGACTGGTTCAATAACTGAAACGCAAATCAGCGATGGGGCAATTTCAACAAACAAGTTGGCTGCAAATAGCGTGTCAACCGCTAAATTAGCGGCAGGGTCTGTAACTGCTGATGTGCTGGCTGCAAACTCTGTGACTTCTGCCAAGATTGAATCTGGTGCAATTACAACCGCTAAACTTGCGGCAGGTTCTGTGACGGCAGATGAATTAGCAGCAAATTCTGTTACTGCATCTAAAGTATTGGCTGGTGAAATTGGTACTGATGCCTTAGCTGCAAATGCAATAACCGCTGGCAAGATTGCTGCTGGCGCAATTGAGGCTGATGCACTTGCGGCAAATGCTGTTACTGCTGGGAAAATTGCCGCTGGAGCAATTTCAACATCTGCATTATTTGTTGATGGAGTTATTGAAAGCGCTAAGATCAAAGCAGGAGATATTCAAGGCGATAGGATTGCGGCAAACACTATCACTGGTGGTTTGATTGCTGCAAGCGGGATTATTACTAGCGCAGCACAGATTGACGATGCTGTAATCACAAACGCAAAGATTGAAAACGCTGCTGTTGATACTCTAAAAATTGCTGGTAACGCTGTTACTGTTCCAAGTTATGAAAAATTAACATCAGATTTTACAATAACAAACTACACATCATCAGGTAATAAGGACACGATATTTGAAATCACAGCAAATACAGATGGCGAACCAGTATATGTTTTGTGTGATATTGCAGGATATTTATACGATACAGTTGCAATTTTTCCAACAATTAATTTTTATTTACAAATAAATGGAACAACTGTGATTTCTGCAACTCAATATAAACAGTACACTGAAAGACGCGTCATATCTACTATTTACGAAACACCACCAACTGGAAATTTTACAATTTCACTGCTTGCTTCAAAAAATACATCAATATCTGGTTATGCAAAAGTTCTTTGTGAGACAAGCACTATTCTCTTGGGGAATGGTGGAAGTTCACTAATTAGCATTGGAACAAAAAGATGAACAAATATGCAAAAATAGACAAAGACGGGAATGTTATTTCAATAATTTCATCCAAAATTGAACAAACATCAGAAAGTATTTTTAAACTTGAAAATGAGATACCTGAAAACAATCAAAACTGTGATTCATTTAATGTTTTTTCTTGGTCATGGATAAACAAAAATGATTTAAGTTCTTATTTGTTGAGTGCTTTCTCAAAGAGAGGAAATCTTCTTGCCAATTCTGATTGGACACAACTTCCTGATGTTCCAGAAGAAACACGCCTAAAGTGGCAAGAGTACCGCCAAGCCTTGCGAGACATAACTTTGCAAGAAGGCTTCCCAGAAAATATAATTTGGCCTACTAAGCCGGAGTAAACATGACAACTGCTGTTCAACATCGCCGTGGCACGACTGCCGAACATTCAACCTTTACCGGACTTGAGGGTGAGGTAACGATTGACACCACCAAAGACACGGCTGTTATTCATGATGGCTCGTTGGCTGGTGGTTATCCGCTGGCCAAAGAAACGCTGGCAAACGTCAATCCGTCTACGCTGAGTGCGATTACAGGTGCTGCAACGGCTTCTGACGATCTTTTCTTGATGTATGACACATCTGCATTGTCAATGAAGAAAATCAGCCGTGCAGAATTGAATAACGCGATCACGATTGAAGCATTAGACACTGTTGACATTAACGGCGGCACGATTGATGGCACGGCTATTGGCGGCACTACGCCTGCTGCTGGTGCTTTCACCACTTTGTCAGCATCTGGCTCTGTCACCTTGTCAGGCGGCACAGCAAACGGCGTGGCCTACCTCAACGGCTCCAAAGTTCTCACCAGTGGCTCGGCGCTGACGTTTGATGGGGCGAATTTTGCGGTAGGTAGCGCATCTGCTATTGGTGGCGGAGTGGTTTCAGCGCAAGGTGATTTGGCATCCGTAAATGGCTATGTTTTTAAGAACTCAGCCGCCAACTATGGTAATACAAACAATTTTGTCAGACTGATTAATTCTTCCAGCGCGACCGTTGGCGGGCTAACTCATCCAGCCGCTGCAAGCCTTGGTGTTTGGGGTAATGATGACATCAGATTCTTAACCACTGGAGCAGCATCCGAAAAAATGCGCCTGACCTCCACAGGTCTGGGTATTGGGACGAGTTCGCCAACAAACAAGCTGTCTGTAACAGGCAATGCCAACATCACTGGCAACACCACCCTCGGCGATGCCTCCACCGACACTGTGACGGTGAATGGGTATATGGGGGTTGGGGGTGCTGGCGCAACAAATCATGCGCTTCAGATTTCATCGTCTGCGCTTGGCGGCGCAACCCAACGAGGGATTTTTTCAGACATAACTGGAACGTCAGCAGCGACAACCATTATTGAGGGTGTTTCTGGTCGAGTCAGGACAGCAGCAGAAGTATTTACTGTGGTAGATGCTGCCGCGTTGAAGGCTGAGAATGCTATTAAGGGCGCAGGCTCAACCATCACCAACCAGCACGGGCTGCGTATTTTTGACCAAAACCAAGGCACAAACAACTACGGCATCACCAGCCTAGTCTCCAGCGGCACGAACAAGTGGAACATCTACGCCAGCGGGACAGCGGCGAACTATTTTGGTGGGAATGTGGGTATTGGGACGAGTTCGCCTGCGAGTAAGCTGCATCTAAGTGGTGCTGCAACTGTTGACGCTCGAATTACGTTAACGCAAACAACGGCGGGATTAACAAGCACATTGCAGCAAGGCTCTTCTGGTCTTTCGTTGTCTGCTGCTGGCTCTCAATCTTTGCTGCTTGAGACCAATGGAGTAACAAGAGCAACCATCGACTCCTCCGGCAACCTAGGCTTGGGTGTTACTCCTAGTGCTTGGGGAAGTGCTTATCGTGCGCTTGATTTATACGGCGCAGGATTAGCCTCAAGCACTACGGGTGGGCAGACTATTTTTGCTCAGAACGCATACAACAACGGTTCAAACTACATTTACAAGTACACAGCAGCAGCTACGCTTTACCACCAGCTCATAGGTGAACACCGCTTCTACACCGCCCCCTCCGGCACAGCAGGTAACGCCATTAGCTTTACACAGGCGATGACGCTGGATGCCTCTGGACGGCTTGGATTGGGCGTTACTTCGCCTACAAATAAGTTGGTTGTTTACGATAGTGCAAACACCGCAATGGATGTACAGGATGCCTCAAGAACATTGCGACTTGGCGTTACCAGTGCTGGCTTTGGGTATGTTGCACAAGTAACAAACCACCCTCTTGTTTTTTCCACCAACAACACAGAACGCGCCCGTATCGACTCCAGCGGTAACTTGCTGGTGGGGACGACGAGTCTTCTTGGGAAAATAACGGTGCGTGGAAGCTCTGGAATCACTGTTGGTAGCAGTTTGGACTCAGGTGCTACTGGTGACGCATACTACGGGAACATTTCTGCAACAGGGCAGTACTTGGCGCGGTGGGAATACGGTGGGTCTTTTGTTGGCTCAATTACAAGCAACGGTTCTTCCGTTGCATACAACACCACTTCAGACTATCGCCTGAAAAACACCATTGCCCCAATGACGGGTGCTCTGGCTAAGGTTGCACTGCTCAAGCCCGTCACCTACAAGTGGAACGCTGACGGTTCTGATGGTGAAGGATTCATTGCTCACGAGTTGGCTGAAGTTGTGCCGCAAGCTGTGACAGGCGAGAAAGACGCAGTGGATGCTGATGGCAACCCAGTCTATCAAGGCATCGACACCAGCTTTTTGGTCGCTACGCTCACAGCGGCTATTCAAGAACAACAAGCCATCATCGCATCACTTGAATCACGTTTGGCCGCTGCTGGCCTATAAAACCCCCTGAAAGGAAAAATCATGACTATCGAATACAAATGGAGTGTTCTGAACACCGACCACAAACTGCCTTCTGGCTATATTTTCTGTGTGCACTGGCAATGCACAGGCGCTGATGGCGACATCACCTCTAGCGTCTACGCCACCTGTTCGTTTGAAGATGGCACCCCTGTCATTCCTTACGAGAACGTCACTGAGACTGAAGTGCTGGATTGGATTTGGGCAAATGGCGTGGACAAAGACGCCACTGAAGCATCCATTGCTGCTCGCATTGCTGATTTGCAGAACCCCAAAGAGGCCAGCGGCTTGCCTTGGTCAAATTGACATGATTTGATAAAATCGCCAAAACTTTGAGGTATGCCATGTCTAGCGAAGTTCAATTAACAGACGCCCAAATTGATGCTATCGCTGAAAAGGCGGCTGAGAAGGCTTTTCAGAAGATTTATCAGAATGTCGGCAAGTCCGTGCTAACCAAGTTGGCATGGCTTGCTGGCGCTGCTGTCATCGGTCTATTCATGTGGCTTGGCGGCCATAACAACCTGCCAAAATGATATGCTGGCAGAAGTCGCGGCGGCGAACGCTGCTTTCGCTGTAATCAAGACTGCGCTATCCAACGGCGCAGAGATTCATGCTGTTGGCAAGCAACTTACAGACTTCTTTGACGCCAAGGCTCAGATTGAGCGCAAGGCACAAGACAAAGGCAAAGGCACAGAAGATTTCTTTGCCCGCGAGCAACTCAGGCAGCAAGAAGAAGAATTCCTCCAAGCATTGATCTACCAAGGTCGCCCAGGTCTTGTTGAAGAATGGTGGCAATATCAGGCCCAACGAAAAAAAGAGCGTGATGCCGAAGAACGGGCCATCAAGGAAAAAGTAAGGAAGCGCAGGGAGACCATCTATAACTGGTTCATGGGAATCTTGGTTGCCTTGGCTGGCGTGACTGGCATCGGCCTGATTGCTTTGGTCGCCTACATTATCTTGAGGAACAAGTGATGAATATCGTTGACACAATCAAACAATATGCCCCTGGCATTGCTACCGTATTAGGTGGCCCTTTGGCAGGTGTTGCAGTTTCTGCACTAGCTGGCAAGTTGGGTGTTCAAGATACGCTTGAGGCCGTACAAGAGGCCGTCCAAAAGCCTGAGAACCGAGAGCGCATTATTGAGTTAGAGCAAGAGAAATTTAAGTCTGTTCTTGCTGACAAGCAAAGCGCACGAGATCGAGAAATCAAGATCGCAAACTCTGGCGCTAGTTGGATGTCAAAAAACATCGTTCCATTGCTGGCGGTGATTGTTGTTGTTGCTTGGGTTGGCATCCAATACACGATGATTAACATCGAGATTCAGCAAGGCATGAGGGAATTGGTCGCGCGTGTTTTGGGTACTCTTGATGGCGCATTGATGTTGGTGCTTGCGTATTTTTTCGGCGCATCTACGAAGGAATGAAATGTTTGATGAAGCTTTTAAACGTCTCTTGAAGCATGAAGGCGGATTTACATCAGATTCTCGCGACCCAGGAAACGCAGGTGGCACTTCTACAAATCTTGGTGTGACTCAGATGGTTTGGGAATCGTGGATTGGCCGCAAATCAAATGAGAAAGAGATGCGTTCATTGACGCCAGAAAAAGTTGCTCCTCTTTACAAGAAAAAGTATTGGGACGTTGTGAAAGGCGATGATTTGCCTTCAGGCGTTGATTACTGCGTGTTTGATGCTGCGGTGAACTCTGGGCCTGGACGCGCTGCAAAGTGGCTTCAGGAGGCCGTAGGAGCCTTTCCCGATGGTGCTATTGGCCCCAAGACATTGGCTGCTGTAAATGCCATGAAGCCTGTTGATGTTATAAACGCCATGTGCGACACTCGCCAATCTTTCCTAGAGGACTTGGTTACCTTCAGGATTTTTGGACGGGGCTGGACAAGGCGCGTCAAAGAGGTGCGCGAGACGGCATTGGGGCTTGCAAATGAATCCAAAGGTCAGTGAAAAAGAGTTCATAGAACTATGGATGGAACTTAAGTCCGGTGCAGAAGTCGCTAAGAGGCTTGACATTGAGGTGTCCAATGTCATGCGGCGAAGACGGTACATTGAAGGCAAGTTAGGTATTATTCTGCCTTCAAAGATTCCGTCAAAGGAAAAGAAATATCAATACCGATACACGGCTCAGACTCACAAATCGGCCATAAATCTAGGCATTGAAAACGGTTCTGTTATCGTTTTTTCAGATGCTCATTTCTGGCCCGCAAACGAAACGGCGGCTTATCGTGGGCTTGTCAAGCTGATTGAAGAAATCAAACCAAAGGCAGTTATTTGCAATGGTGATGCTTTTGATGGCGCATCAATCTCGCGACATGACAAGATCATGTGGGAGAAGCGGCCAACGGTCATTGAAGAACTGAAGGCGTGTGAGATTTATCTAGGAACGATTGACGACACTGCTAAGAAAGCCAATAATCAGTGTAAGCTAATCTGGACGCTTGGCAACCACGACCAACGTTTTGAAAGCAGGATTGCAAACACCGCGCCTGAGTACGCCCAGGTTCACGGCGTCCACCTCAAAGATCACTTCCCTTACTGGGAATTTGGGATGGCTGCCTGGGTCAATGACTCAACCATTGTTAAGCACCGCTGGCACAATGGCGTCCATGCTGCGTACAACAATGCTTTGAAGTCTGGCAAGAGCATCGTCACAGGCCACCTACACAGCCTGAAAGTGACGCCCTGGACTGATTACCTTGGGAACCGTTACGGCGTTGACACAGGAACCCTAGCAGAGCCTTACAGCGATCAATTCGCTTACACCGAGGTGAACTCGCTTAACTGGCGTTCTGGCTTTGTTGTCCTGACTTTCCACAATGGACGCCTTCTTTTGCCTGAGATGTGTCAGGTTTTCGACAGCGACCATGTGGAGTTCAGAGGCCAACTTATTCCGGTCTAGGGCAGTCCTCGGGTACTTCTGCCAAGCAGTAAACGGCTTCTCCGTCTTCCGTCCAGCGGTCGATGTATATACATGGTATATACGACAGCAAGACCTCTGTTTGGCGCTTACTGGATGCGGTGGCTCGCATAATTTCTTTAAACGTGCCACCATGCCCATGACGGAAAAAAGCGAATAAAGCTTTCTCGCGCTGGTTCATGACATGAAGAAATCATAGACGGTGACGAAAGCACCGACTCCAGCGGCTGCTGCTGCACCAAGCATTGCAAGGAATATCACAAGCTGAGCCCAGGCTCTAAACATTTCCATCATTTGCTTCATCGTAATAACCCCGAAAAAATCCCTGTAGACCGCCATGTGACGTACTGACGCACATCAAGAATTGTTCTCTCGCTTACTCCATACTCTTTTGCAATTTCTTTTGTAGGCTTATCGCTTAAGCGGATTTCATCTGCCATCTGCTGATTTAACTTCACCGGAAACTGCGCCTGTCGCCGCGCTGCATCTGCTCGCGCTTTTTTGCTGATGTGTTTGTTAGCCCACGAAGCATATTTCTTGCGATCATATATTTTCATATGCTCAGGGTTAAGGCACAGCAAAGACTCGCAAGACATGACGATTCGCCAAGTCTTTGGAATCGGCTTAACCTCATGCTCATAAACGACACGCCGCGCTGACAGCGTATGTTTGTATCCGTTTTCGTAGTAGACGAATATCGGGTAGTTTCTTGCACCAGTGTACCCGTCCCAAATCCTGCATCCAGCATCATCATGCGTTTGCATTATCAAGCGTTTATAGGTTTCTTCACTAACCATTTGTCACCCAAATTTAAAACTGCACGGAGCCAAGCACGTTGGTTGTACTGGCTATCAGGCCACAATGCACGGGCTTTGCGGCGAAGCGTGAGTGTACTCATTTTTAATCTCCTGAGAACCAAATTAACGCCAAGACTATTGCCAAAGATATTGGAGTAATCAGCAATAGTATTGCTGCTTGAATCATTGCTCTTTGACAAATACGCCTGACGGAAGAAGCATTCCTTTGCGATCTTTGATGCACTCATATGCTGCTTCTAAGCACTCAGTAAACGTAATTCCACGTTGAGCACAAATCATAAGCAACGTTACTCCTATATCACCAATGGCATCAGTAATTTCTTCAGGATTATCTCCAGCATTTATGGCTGCAAGTAGTTCTGTAACTTCTTCAAGCGTTTTAATGGCTTGCCCCATTGGTTTTCCATGTTGAATGATGCCGCGAGCGTAACCCCAGATTTCAATCTTATTTTCAACGTCTACATATGTCATTTCAATTTTTCCTTTCGTCCATCACGATATACGAGAACATCGCCAAATCGACTTGGTTTTTGAAAAGCATCCATGCAACCAGCACGGACAGGGTGTGATCGCAACTCAGGGCAAGTATATTTGCCATTCATCACGTTGTTACTCCGAGACATAGCTCGGTTTGTAGTCGAGTTCATAATCGTCAATCCTATCAATTGAAAGCCCAAGTTCGTAAACAAAATCAGAGTGGACAACACCCCACAAAACAAACTGTTTTTGACGTTGTGTGTACAACTCGACAATCTCTGGATCGTCTTTGTTTTGACGCATATAGATCATTTTGACAACTCCATCAGCAGGTAAGCCAAAGGAACCGCGATTGCAACCGCGACTGCTGCATCAAGAATCATGTTCATCTGTAAATCATTGAAGTTTTGATAGCTCATTCTGGCTCCTGTTCTGCCAACATTTCGTCAGCGATTGGACAACGGTGTTTCATGTTCGGATACTCGATCAACTCGCAGTACCGGAAAGTCTCTGTTGCATAGCCTTCCCCGTAGGGACGCTTTTCGGTGTCGGTGTAGTGCCACTCGCAGTCATGGCAGTGGTCGCCATGCTCGTAGACCTGGGCCAAGAAATACTTGTAGTCTTTCATGCTGACCACCATGCAACCAAAGCCGCAGCAACGCCGACGCCGATGGTTACTTGCAGAAGCGTGTCTAAAATCATGTCTTTCATATCATCTCCTTGTGTTGATGGTGCAATCATAACACCACCAACACTGGTTTTTTCTAGGGGTTTTCCCTTAGATACATTTCAAGCATGTAGAGCACCTGGGCGTTGACAGATCGGTGTTCCATCTTTGCAAGCATCTTGATTTTCTCAAGGAGTTCACTCGGCAGCCGGATTGAGAACGTCTTGGTCATGTTCTTGCTCCTTGTACTGCTGGACGAGTTTTTGATGCAGCGGAAATGCACCAGACTCTGTTGGTAGGTTGCCAAGCACACGGATGATGAAGGCGGCTTCGTTTTGTTCAACTGCAAAATTCATGGTGTTACCTCAGAACGGCAAATCCGAGTCCATGTCATCAAAGCCGCTAGTGTCAACAGCTTGAGGCGCTTGTTTGGCTTGTCGCGCTGGCTTTGCTGCTTGCTGCTGTTTAGGCTGCACTGACAAGGACATGAACTTGTTGCCTTGCTTGCTGGTCTTAATCCAGCCAGACAGCCAGTACTCCACGCCGTCAACAACGACGCTACCTTTGTAGTCTGGTTGTGTGTCTTTCTCCTTTTCGGTGTTCTTCATAAGAAAACCGCGCAGATTGTTGTCGTAGTCCATCATTTTCCTTTCAGGTAATACTCAGCAAAAAATTTGCCGTTGATGCGCTTTTTGCGCGTTTCAATGTCGTGGCCCATTCCACGCAAGTCATTGATTCTTGATGCCAGTCGGAAGCAACCGTAGAACCGCAGCGCGTCTAGTGCGGTGATTGGCTCGCGTTTAAGGTGCGCTAAGATTGCTTCGTTCTGTGTCATTGTGTTGCCTTCAGTATGCGTCGCGTAGGGGCGTCCAGATAGCTCCATAAGGCCCGCATCTGCGGTTCCTCAAGGTTCTCATCACGGATGCGCTGTTTGGCCGCTGCTGGCTGATGTACAACCATTGCGGTGACTTCTGCTGCAAGCTCCTCAAGGTACGGCAGTTCATCGGCAGGCACATCATCACGAGCGCCTTGGTTCGGCACGATCTTTACTGCTGGTTTCTGTTCAGGAATATCTTCGCCAGCATAAATATAGAGACCAAGACCATGAAGCCCAAGGCATTTGGTCAAGCAGCGCATAATGGCTGTATTGACTTGAAAGGCATCAGGCTTTTCAATGGCTTTGTTTCGATAATCCATGACCGGAAGCTGACACATCATTGGCTTGCCAAACATCGTCACGGTTACAAATACCATAGCAGTGCCGTTAATGTCCATGTAGCATTTGCCATCAAACATTTCAACTCGGTAAGAAGCTGCTGGGTCTGCTTTTAAAGCCTCTGCCCAAGCCCATGCCCATGACAGGTAGGTCAGGTTGTTTTTCTTTTCGGTGTGCTCGTTTACGTTGAGCGCCAACAATTTTTCAATACTCATCCTAACTGCTCCTCAGTAAGTTCATCAATCAAATGCCGCTTGTGCGGGATGTTGCCTGGAAAGTGGACAAACACCCGTTCGCGCAACCGCTTGTCGTTGTCTTGGTAAAAGTACTCAGGGAAACGCTCATGCAGGTTCAAAGCGTCTAGCTTTTTGTTTTGCGTCATTACTCCTGCGCCTCGATAGCAGGCTTTGATCTGCTCTCGGATTTCGTTAAAAGTCATTCGATTACCTCAGTCTGTTTAAAGTCAATTACGATGTTCTCACGCGAGAACGCTCGCAGTTCAATCTTGCCTTGATCGCTTTTAATCACAAAAGTTGTGGAGTAGTGCGGCAAGCCGTCAGCGCCCTCAAAGATGTGCTTTTGTGCCTCAATAGACACAACATCATGTGTTGTCATATAGCTGTTCATAAGATCACTACCTTCTCAAAGTCATCTTCACCAAACACCACTACCTCGCCACCGACACGGATGTGAGGCATGTCGCCTTTGTCCATCTGGTCTTCAAGGGTGATGACCGCATCTGTCATGCAGCCCTCGGCCAGCAGCTCACGCAGCCTGTTGACCGATTCTGTCTTGAGCATGTACACATGCTTTGCTTCTTTCACTTTCATCGCTCTCTCCTATTAATGGGGCCGAAGCCCCGTTGCTTATGCGTACTTGCCAATCAAATCCATTGCGTGAGCTTCGTCAATAACTTTGAACGTCTCAACACATCCGTTGATGTGCAAGATGCTATCTTGACGATCAAAAAAGCCAATCAGCTTGCCTTCTGCGTTGCGAACTGCGCCATTGCTGTACATTGTTGCTTGGATCATTTTCTCTCTCCTTTTGTGTTGCGATGTGTGCATCTTAACACCAAAAACACGTCAAAATACTAGGGAAAACCCTATGTTTGAAAATTTTTTTTGAGTCTATGATGAGAGCATGAAACACTTTGAACTTTTTTTGGAAGACCTGCGGGCAAACGTGCGTCACCTGCCGATCAGCGAGGCAGAAGCCTTGAGTTGGCTCCGTGCTGTCATCTATGATGCTGTGATGTGCGGCGAGCAAATCGAGAGGGGTTTAGATGCTGAGAATCAATGATGCGCGTGTAGCCGTGGACGACGAACTGCGCTACCGCCCGATGAACACATGCCCGATAGAGTGCAAGGTTCTGCTGCTGACCAAGGACGGGGTGGCCGTTCTTGGCAAGCTAAAGGCGCTTGAAGCAAGAAAATTGTGGGCAGGTTGGTTTCCTCTGCCAAAGCGTCTATAATGAAGACACGCTGTGGAAGGCGTATAAGCTGGGTTGATTCAAGTTCCCTTTGGTGACTAGGTTCAGCCCGTTCACAACTGCAATGGTTGGCCCCAGCTCGGAATTTCCACCTGAGCCTAGTCAACTAAAGGGAATTTATGCGAATCAAAAACTGGAATAAGTTTCAGCACTTTAAAGACAGGCGACCACCTTGGATCAAGTTGTACAGAGACATACTTGATGATGTTGACTGGCACGAACTTGATGGAGACTCGGCAAAGGCTCTTGTTGCAATCTGGTTGATAGCAAGCGAGGATGATAAGCAACAGGGAACACTTCCTGACACGAGGACGCTGGCTTTCCGATTGAGAATCACAGAAAGCAAGGTAAATCAACTACTTACCAAACTTTCAAAGTGGCTGATACAAGATGATAACGACGTGATATCAAGTGGATATCAAGTTGATCTACCAGAGACAGAGACAGAGACAGAGAGAAAGACAGAGACAGAGACAAAGAAGAAAGCTGTCGCTTGTCCTTCGGACGTATCACCAGATTGTTGGGAAGCCTTCATCACTCACCGGAAAGCTGTCAAAGCATTGGTGACTGACCGAGTAGTGAACACGATACGCAACGAAGCAGACAAGGCGGGCATACCACTTGAGGACGCCCTAGACGAAGTTGTGGCGCGTGGATGGAGGGGCTTTAAGGCCGAGTGGTACAAGCCTCAGGTTCGCACTGAGCAGCCAAGGAAGACCCAGCATCAGTTGAACGAAGAAGCTACTGCCCGCGCACTCGGTTTGATTCCCAAAAAGGAAGTTTACGATGTTGAAACCACTGCCCGATTCTTGGATTGATCGCATTTTCATGCGCTTAATCGGCGTTTATGGACGCGAGTTTAAGTCTCAGTTTTCGCATGTTGTTGATGGCGTTGACATTGGCATCGAGAACGCTAAAAAGGTGTGGGCAGAAGAACTCGCTGGTTTTCAGGATAACCCGCAGGCGATTGCTTACGCGCTGGAAACATTACCCGACCGAGCGCCAAACGCGATAAGATTCAGAGACGCTTGTAGGCGCGCCCCTGAAATTGCCAAGCCAAAACTTGAGCACAAGCTGACCGCCGAGCAGATGGCGGCGAACAAAAAGCGAGTGCAAGAGATGCTGGCAACACTGAAAGCGAAAAATGGAACATGAATACGACATGGACGACCCAATCGAGTTTGACATTGCCGAGCAATCGGTAATCAAGATGGAGGACGTGCTTTCAGATGCAATCCGCAGTCAAATGGGTGAGGAGTTTGGCGAGTACGACGCCAGGATTGTGATCAGCGCAATGGTTTGCTTGATGGCTGACATTGCCTTACAAGCCGAGGTCGACAAAGATGTTTTGATTAGTTTGCTAGACATAGCAATGGAGGATGACGATGAGTGAGTTAGAGAAGGCGGCGAGGCAGGCGCTTGCGGCGTTGGAAGTCTCAACAGATTGGGATGTAAACGCTACTGGCAAGCAGGCACAAAGTATGAGAGCCATCACCGCCCTCCGCGCAGCACTGGAAGAGCAGCCAGCAGAGCAGCAGGAGCCAGTGGCGTGGAGATACAACGGAAAACTGCACGAGTTTGACCCAAGCGACTGGGCCACTGGCCCCGTCACACCACTCTACACATCCCCACCAGCAAAGCCGTGGGTTGGGCTGACGGATGAGGAGATTGCGGTAATTGCAGCAGCATGCGGAGGGCTGGCGTCTGATTTTGTAGTCGATGTTGCCAGAGCCATCGAGCAGGCTCACGGAATCACAGGAGAAACGAAATGACTGACAAGAAAACAGAGGTGCTCAAGATGGCGCTGAAGGCGTTGGAAGAAATACACCCCGGCAACATGACGCCAATGGCAGAAGAGGCGTGGAATAAAGCCATCACCGCCATCCGCAAAGCACTGGCAGAGCAGCAGGAGCCTGTGGCGTGGCATCACCCAGAGTGTGAGGGCCAGTGCATTGCCTGCTTGATTGAGCAGGTGGTGCAGGAGGCATATGGCAATCAAGGTCTTGGCTACCTGCAACGACATCTCACATCCCCACCAGCAAAGCCGTGGGTTAACCCGAGCATCAAAGAGTACGAGGACATCATGCTGGCAAACTTGACACCGCGCACGGATGACGAACGCGATGGAATCATGGGCGCACTGAATGACATGGTCGGTTTACTTAAGGAGAAGAACCATGACTGACGCAGAAGCAATCAAAGCATGGATGGAACACGATCCGTTTACGCGAGCAAGCAAAGAGCTGGTGCAGCGCATCCAGCGTATCAACAATGTTGACACAGCGGCCAAGTTTGACCAATTGGTCGAGGAAGTGGGAGAAGCGCCGTGAGTGACGGATTTTTAGTGTTTATCGTCGGCGTCTGTGCTGTTTGTGTTTGTGGTTTGTTTTGGGTTGGTGGCAAAGCCGACATCGCTAGCGATTGCAGAGCAATGGGCATGACATCTTTTGGTGGAGCAGTTTTTAAGTGCGAAGAGGTGAAGGGTGAAGCACCATGACCAAAGTCGTCCCGTTAAACGCGAAGTGGGATGCTGTTGCCGCGCTTAACTGCGCCATCGAAGAAACCGATCCTGACGAGCAAGTGATTGTGATTGTCCGAAAAAAAGACGGAGACCGATGCAGATACGCCGCCAACATGACAAACATGGAAGTGCATTGGGAATGCTCATTGCTTGCTTCTGATGTTGCAAACAACAGGATAGACCGATGAAACTTGAACACTGCAGCCGCGCATCTTGCGTGGAGATCATTGAGTCACTGCAAAAGACTTTAGGGTCGTTTGTAGACAGACGAGACAAAGACGAGGAACTACTACGCCAAGCATTTGACGCCATCGTCAACGTGCTGGCTGGTGCAGACTACGATGACCCCTACGCATCGCTGAAAGAAGCGGCGAAAGCGTTATCTGATCGACTTGGAGGAGGTTTGAAATGAGCGGAGATCACAACATGAATCAAAAACACGACGGCGTAACGTTGCAGTATGAATACCCACTAGAAAAACTGATGATCGTCGGTCAGCAAGTCGAACCAAACATCACTTTTCATCCTGGAGACCGAACAAAAGAGGTCATGCGGATTGACAGGCATGGCGTCAAGGTTAATCCTGAGTATTCGGTAGACGAAGCAACACGGCACGTCTTGAACGCATTAACAAGGCATATTGAACACACGGTAAATCATGCTGTCATGGCAGAGCGTCAGCGAATTGTGAATCTATTGATGATTCAGCACGAGGCAGCAAAAGGGGAGCACAACTATTGGAAAGTTGCGGCGCAGTTAATTCAAGCAGATGTAGCGAGTGACACATGAGCACATTCAATTCAAAAGTGACAGAGATCACCATCGAGATGGATGGCTTGCACGTCACCACGGTATCGGCACTTGAGGCGGATGAATACGCAGAAGGCGACAAGCACAACGAGGCGCGTGTTGGTGACTTTCACATGAGCCGGTTTACCGCAATGGAATGGCAAGAGATTGCGATCTTAATCGAGACAGCTATCAGAGAGGTGACAAAATGAGTGATGGCGGGAAAGGCAGCAAACAGCGTCCTACTGACAAGCAAAAATTTGATGAAGCATATGACCGCATCTTTGGAAATAAGCCTAAACGAGGCAAACGCGATCTTAGACCGCCTCAAGGACGGAAAATCCGCGCCGAAGCACATCATCCAGATCGCACTGAGCATTACGGAGGCACTTCCGATTGAAGCTATCAAAGCAGCAGATGAGGGAGCAGTCAGCATTGGACATGGCTGCAATTGAGCGCGGTGAAGCGCGTTTGCTTTACAACACTTGGTGTTTGGTTGACAACAAAAAAGAATGGTTCAAGCGCATTTATGCCAGCATGAGCAAAAAATACGGCAAAGCGTACATGGAGCGTGTGCGCGGTTACATGACATTGGAGAAAGAGCGAGATGAGAAAACGAAGCAGCTACAGGCCACGCAGGGTGATTGCCAACACGATGGAATGGGTCAAGGCTAGTGTGAGCTTTGTAAGCAACAATCCTGGCGCTACAACGCTGAAAATCAAGAACTATGATGCTTTGGACGCTTTAAGGCTTGGCAAGGCGACAAGGCATGATATAGATGTTTTGGTCAATGTTGTGAACATGGCTGAAGCGTTTGCGATGTGTGATAAAAAATTTGCTGATGATTTTTACCAGTTGATAAGCGATGCTCAAACTGCACTTTTGGAAGTATGTAATCGAGGCAAAGACCGCAATCATTTTGTGTGTCGCGCGAGTGAATTGGAAGCGATACGCGATGTTATGGAATTGCATGATGAGCAGCTTGAAATTGCCACTGTCAAGGAAATGGAGCAGGCTTACAAGATGGTTAAGACGGTCATTGAACAAAAGAAAGCTGTGGTGACATGAAAGTCGTGCTGCATAACGCGCAACAAGGTCACCAAATGCTGATGACTTTGTGGCCGAAAATGAAGGCGGCTTTGACTGCTGGACGCAAATTAACGCTGACCGTTGAAGGCGAAAAGCGCAGTCTGCCTCAGAACGCCATGTATCATGCAATCATTGGTCAAATCGCAAAACAAGCAAAATCACATGGTTCAAAATGGAATAGTGATGATTGGAAGCGTTACTTGACGCAAGAATGGTGCAATGAAACTGGTCGTGAATACATCAAAATGAAGCGAGATGGCGATAGGATGATGCTTGATATTCTGCACACAAGTGGTTTTGACAAGCCACAAGCAAGCGAGTTCACTGAATTTTGTATAGCATGGGCTGCACAAAATGGCGTTGAAGTTTCCTAAGACAACCTACTACCGCAGCAAGCGTCACCTTAAAAACGTGGCATCTTTGCCATGCCAGCTATGCGGTATTGAGGGCTACACACAAGCAGCACATTCAAATTCTGCTGAACACGGTAAGGGTAGGTCTATCAAGGCTTCAGACGAGTATGTTGCTGCTCTCTGCCAGTATTGCCACTACGAGATTGACCAAGGAAGCACACTAGACAAAGATGGACGCAGGGCGCATTGGGATGCGGCTTACCGAAACACGGTAAAGGCGCTTGTTGCACAAGACTTGTGGCCTTATGATTTGCCAATTCCAAACTTGGAGGCATCATGACTTTATTTGTAGGCCTAGACTCAGGGTTCAGCGGAGCGTTTGGCATCATTGACCACAATAGTGAGTACATTGCCTGTGGTGATTTACATCACGACAAAGACATTTTGCACACTGATTTGATTTGGGATGACATACTGAGCCACATCCGAGGCAGAGATTACGAAATCATCATTGAGTCTGTACACACAATGCCAGGACAAGGTGTTGCTTCAAGTGGAAAGTTCATGAAGTCATTTGGGCAACTTGTTGCTATGGCTCAACTTTCTCATGCGCCTTGGCATTTTGTAACGCCTCAGAAGTGGAAACGAGACTTAGGCTTGTCAAGCGACAAAGAAGAAAGCCTAAAGCTGGCTAGGACAATGTGGCCTAAAGCACCGTTAGAACGCAAGAAAGACAATGGCCGCGCTGAGGCTTTGCTCATATCTGGTTGGTGGGTAGAAAACGCGCTATAATCCAACCTGTTATCTCTCCTCCTTATCGGCCTAGCCCGATTTAAGCCCGTCACCGCGAACGGGCTTTTTTTTGGTAAAATGACTGTACTTTGGTAAACCAATGGAGAAACCATGACGACTGTGGAAAAAGTCGGGCAGATTGAGCAAATCAACATTGATGCGTTGATTCCATATGCTCGCAATAGCCGTACACACTCGGATGCACAAGTTGCACAGATCGCGGCAAGCATCAAAGAATTTGGATTCACAAACCCTGTTTTGATTGACCAAGATGGCGGCATTATTGCTGGTCACGGTCGCACATTGGCTGCGCGCAAACTTGGATTGACTGAAGTACCTTGCTTGCGGCTTTCATATCTCACAGAAGCACAAAAGCGCGCTTATGTTATTGCTGATAACAAACTAGCACTAAATGCTGGTTGGGATGATGAAATGCTGAAGGTTGAACTTCAAGAGTTGAAAGAGCTGGATTTTGATCTTGAGTTAACAGGCTTTGACTCTGACGAATTGGCAAAAATCCTTGAGCCAGATCAGGTTGAGGGTTTAATTGATGAGGATGCTGTTCCGGATGTGCCTGTCAAGCCGGTTACGCGCCTTGGCGATGTTTGGATTCTTGGGCGTCATCGATTGATGTGTGGCGATAGCACGTCGGTGGATGCGGTGGAGGTGCTGATGGAGGAAGGCAAGGCCGATATGGTTTTTACTGACCCACCGTATGGCGTGGATTACAAAGGGATTAATAACGACAATCGCAGTGGGCTGGAAGACCTGCTGCGCGGCGCTTTTGGAAACTACTTGGCCACCTCAAAATCCGGCGCTGCTTGCTATGTCTTTCACTCGGACAAATGCGCTGACATCTTTCACCTGGTTTTTCGAGAGTTCTTCCATTTCAGCAGCATGATTATTTGGGCGAAGAACAGCCTCACGCTATCGCGTACCG